AATAAATATAATACACCCTCCACCGCTGGCATCCACCAAAATAAAGATGTGTAATTATTATTCGGTCTACTTAAATCCGATTGCTGTAGTACATGATAAGCTGGGCTGTGAAACTCAATCTCGCCACAATTCTCAGGAGTTTTAACATAATAAACCCCCGATACTTTTGAATGAGGATGGCAGTGCAATTGATTAAAGTCTTTATATGAATTTATATTACACCATATATTAGAAAATCCTACTTCACCGTAAGCAATTTTTTCTGAATATAAATTTGCATGTGAAGAAATTTCCTCCATAAGTTCTTTTATATTCTCGTCATTCTTATCTAAATTCTCAGAATGAAATCCACCTCGGTTAGAAATGCTAACGCCATCTTGTTTCTGCTTAATATCAAAACAATATTTTTTTAACTCTTCATTGTTTAATGGGAGTTGCTCTGCGTAAATACCAATTTTGAATAAGTCATGTATCATCTAAACAAACTCCGTTTTTGGATGATCTAGCAATTTTGATATTTTGCGCTGTATCCTGATTCTTTCAGCCCTTTGTGAATTAGCAGGATCAAGAGGGTTCTCTGGCATCCAAAGGCTTTCTAATGCGTCACTGATAAAGTTAAGCTCCACATCATTAAATCTTACTTCATCCATACTAATACCCAAGCCCCTCAAGATATTCCTTGACAGCCATCTCAACAATAGCCGTTTTAGAAATACGAGTCTTGACCCAGTGAGCGTCTAGCTTATCCCAGACATCTGCCCTAAGTCGAACACCCAGTTGCTTATACTCGAAGCCTTCAACTCCTTTACGTTCATCTTTATCCATTACTCTCTCCTTTTAATAGTAAATATATAACTAATGATAGCAATTATATTAGTCAAGCTCGTTCTTGAAAGTTTATGATATTATCTCCACTAACTTTGATAGCGTCTCTTTTCATAAGAATTTGAGCCAGTTCCTCCCAGTTCTCCTTCTTGAAGTTTCCAGAGTGAAACCAAGTTAGTAAGTTCATAAACTCTTGTATTGTGGGTTTGCCGTAAAGTGATTCGGCATCGGCAACTAATCCAGTAAACTCTTTGCCTATTCGGATTAGAACCCATGAGTTGCCACCTTGCTCTCGGTATTGTTTATTCCACATCATTTGATTTAACATTAAACCTGAAGCAAATCTCTTGCTCGGCCACTTGGCTAAATACTTTAATTCGATCCAACCTGACTGGCCATTGCGAATGTAATGAACGTCAGGCATTCCTCGCATCACAGAGTTCTCTACTCGGTGCATGTTCACAGGACAATTATCCCTGACTAAGTTCCAGAAGTTTTTCTCACTCATTATCTGTTACCTATTTTCTTTTTTGTATATGGGATCGCACCTATAACTTTAATTTTAGGAACCTTTCCAGTGTAATGCTCTACATCTTTTTGATACAAAAGTTCATTGGAGGCATAGGCATTCCACGCTTTAATGAGCAACTCATTTCTCATTGATGGATCAAATTTATATTTTGTTTCAAAGACAAGTTTCATTTCACTCTTAATCTTATTAATAAGTCTCTTAACAGGAAAATTTGGGTTCCAGTTTTGAGGATGTTCATTTGATAGATCATTAAAAAAACTTTGTATTGCCGCAGAGCTTTGTGAATTTCCTGCCTTTAAAACACTAAATGCTAAACATCTTGCGCCTGCCCACTGCCCTCCATTAACAATTAGATTTTTTGATGTATTCTTAGTTATCCTAATAGCTTCTTGAAGAGCGTTCTTTTGAGTTTCAGACAATCCAAACAAGTAAAACAATTTTGCAAAATACTGAGCATCATGTGTGCTTGCTCTAGTCGTTAAAGCAATATACTTTTCGTCTACCTCTTTCCAATCATTCGGATTGTTTAAACCAAACCACTTTCTGTGTAGTGCAATCATGGGAGATATTTTCGTAGGGTTTGCAACACCCATAGCATAAAATATATCCTTATCTTTTTTTAGCATACCTGTATCTATTGTTGAAAATGCCTCTGGGTCTATACCTGCAACAAAGTGCTGATTAGGAATAGATATTCCCGTATTGGCAATAGCATGAAGTCTGTGTTGACCATCTTGCAAACTTCCAAACCAATCAAATCTAATTGGATCTCCGTTAACTGCAAAATGATTATTCTTTATTTTTAATTCGTATTCTTTAACGTGAAGAGGATCTAGTGGCCTATTAAGTTTAGACTCAGGGTGAGGTTTCCGATTTAAAAGATACCTTGCGCCCTCTGGCGTTAAACTAGGAACAAAATAAACATCATATGTTTCACCACTAGATATTTTTCTCATCATCTCTGGGTCTAAGCCGCCCGTCCACTCATTAATATTTTTTGTCTTTAAGTTATTCATTATTCTTCCTCCATAAAAATTGACATTGGATCTTTGGTTACAATATCTGCGATAGACTTCTTTGTTCGCAGTGCTTGGATTATTTTACTGTCGATTGACTTGCGGCACTCAATATCAATGTAGGTCACATTTTTCTCTGTGCCTATTCTGTGCGCCCTGTCTTCTGACTGCATACGCTCCTCCAAGTTAAAGCTGTTCGAATAGTAAATCGCATACTCAGCCTTGTTGAGCGTAATACCAATTCCACCTGCCTGTGGATTTGATATAAAATACTTTACATCGGGGTCATTCTGAAATTTATGTACGGCAAGCTCTCTGTCGTCATTAGAGACATCTCCGTGGTAACTTACCGCCTCAGAGCCTAATAGCTTCTCTATGGCTCTTAAATCGGCTTTAAACCGCGCCCAGATGATTGTCTTACCACTGATATTGCCTAGCACCTCTCTCAATGCCTCAATGCGTGGGTTTACTTTATCAATCGGAATAGATGAATCTTCGGTTGGAAACCAACCACATAATATCTGTTGTAGCCTGAGAAGCCGTGTAATCGCCTCTGGAACCTCTATCATGTTTCCCTCAAGCTCTGCGACAAAAGATTTCTTTAGCTCTTTGTAGAGCTTGCTCTGAGCCGCAGACATCTCAACGTAGTGGCGTTGGTATATCTTCTCAGGCAAATCCAAGCACTCACTCTTCAGAACTCTGAAGCTGTACTTGCCAAGACGCTCGGTCAGTTCATCCATATTTTGGTAGCCGACAATCTGCTTGTTCTTAAATCCACCCATCACACAGTACCTCTCCTTAAACTTGTAGAGCGATTTCGCCTCAAGAATATCAGGGTTAAGAAATTTAAATTGGGCGAAGACATCCTCAGCACCTTTGGTCACTGGCGTACCTGTTAAGATTCTCTTGGCTATCACATTCGGATGTTTGCCAAACTTCGTAATCATCTTGGTGCGCTTCGAACTCGGTGTCTTTATACGACTACTCTCATCGACAACCATTAGCACCTTGCTCTTCTTCAGGGCTGTCATCATATGTTTCTGAGCCGTTACAGATGTAAATGCCTCCACGTTAAATGCGAAGATCTTTAATCCGTCATACTCCAGAACTTCATTGAACTCATCGATTTGCTTCTTCTTCATTTGAGATGAATAGAATGTCGCCCTGTACTCACAGGCCATGTGAGTTGGAACCTCATTGTTGACCCAATTCCTGTGGACACCATTCGGGGCAATAACAATCACTGTGTCGATTGCCTTGTTCTCGTAAAGATATGCGGCAGTGTCGATTATGACTTTAGTCTTGCCAGTGCCTTGCTCCATGAGAAGTGCAAAGCCTTTCCTCTTCTTGCTAAGATCAAATGCCTTCATTTGGTGGGCGAATGGTTTTGTTTTAAACTTCATTTTAAATATCCAGAATCATTTGTGTTAAAACTTTATCTCCAGAGTTATATTGTTTTGTCTCACCTTTTGGGTATGGGTGCGTTTTGTAGTTAAGACATTTCTTTAATATTTTTTTATCTGTTTTATTGGCGGCAAAATAAATATACCTATGCTTGCGTGGTCGATCTATGTACTCATATATGTCTGGATTATTTTTTCTTTCTTCTAAATTAATTTCACTAACTGTTCTCGCATGAAGATTTGAACCACGAATCCTCCACTCTGTTCTCTTTGCACTCAGGCCAGTGTATAAAAAGTTAGTTGCCTGATAAACATATCCAACGTGACCCTGTGATATATCTGCGTAACTAACAACAATCTTTGGCTTTGGTAACATTCTTAAAGATTTGGAAATTAATATAGAAGATTGGTTTTTAAAGTTATCTTGAAGGCACAACCTATTTAACTCTATAACTTTACTTGAATGTTCTTTACCACAAACACCTTCACAAAGTGAGGGAGATGGTGGTAATCCGTAAGTAATAACACCTATTAAATTCGACTTATCAAAAAGACCAAACGAATCAGTGATATTTGGAATACGTTTTGCGTAATGTTTTTTAAGTAGCCAATTGTAAGTATCACTCGACTTTATAGGTATAACTTTCAAATCACTCATCTCACAATATCCACTTCACTTCA